GGGTAGGTTGAGGTGGTCTAAATAAATGGAATTGACACAGCCCTCATCAACTTTAAGGGTGTCTCTTAGCTGTTCTACGTTCATGCTGTTCCTCTTGTTCTTTGTGCTATTGCTATATCAGTAGGGTTTAGTCCTAAAGAAAAAGCATTAGCTGGATTTGTTATGTCAACACCAGCCAATTGTGTGCCTCCTGCTGGAGGTGCAATATTTGGAGCAGAAGCTAAGTTTCTTGCTTGATTAACATTTTGTACTGTTTGATTCAATATAGGTGTTGCCTGTTCTCTTAAATCAGAAAGTGTTTGTGTTACACCTGTGTTCTCTAGTAAAGCTTCTGTTTGTTTCTCAGCTTCTCTCAAGCCCTCTTGTGAGAATTGACCTGGCATTTGTGATAACGATTGTGCTATAATATTACCTAACTTTGTGGCTTTTTCTCTCGGTGTTAAATTTTTAGCTAAACCTTTGTATTGCTCTACAATGTTATCATAATAACCTTTGGACAACATTTTACGTCCTAAAATAGAAAACTTAATTAGTTTACCAACATTTTGAAATGGTGAAGCGGCTATGTTAGCGGCAACAAGATCACCACCCTCGGCTGACTTTGCATTAAATTTAAGTATGTTAGCAAACTCTTCCATACTTTGACCCATTTCTTTACCAAATATTACTTGGAGCTTACCACCATCAGCTTGTTTTAGAATTCTTTCTGCAAAAGCATTAAGAGTTTTACCATCAGTCATCACTGACTCACCAAAGTCATCAATCATTCTATTAATATAAAAACTTTGAATCTTTTGATAACCATTAGTATCATTAGCTTTGTAGTAATCAATAATTGGCTTTAAATCTTTTGCCTGAGTTGATGGTTTGATTATTAATTCTGCTGTTTCTATAGGTCCTATTTCTTTGAAATCACCAGCTAATACTTTTTTCTGTATATCATTAGCTTTTTGTGCATCTAATTGTTTTTGTAGTTTCTGTAATTCTTTCATGTTATCAAGAAAACTTGCATTAGGGTTTAAGTTCTCAAGTTGTGCTAAAGCATCTTCTCCACTAATACCTTTGAGTCGTGTAGCATCAAACTCATTAGCTAATTTAATTATATCGTCTTTCTGCGCACCAAATAATTCATCTGCTGTATCACCAAGATTATCAATAGCCTTTTTAAATGCTGTGCCATTAAAGTCTTTTGAAACAGAGTTTAAGTTTGATCTTTCTACTGCATCCTTTAAAAATTGATTCAAAGCTCTTTGTCTAAATGTTTGAGCTACAACTTCACCAGCTTCACCACCTTGTTTTGCATATTCTCTTATATAGTCCATAAAATTTCTAAACTGTTTGCCAGAATTAGGTTTAATTATTTCGTTATAAATTGCAATATTGTTAGGATCTATTGCTCCGTTAACACCTTCTTTTCTAGCAGAAGCCTCAAACTTTTTAATAGTTGCAACATCAAACAATTTTTCTTGGGCTGATTTAGCTTCAAAGAAAGCACCTCTAGCTTTTCCAAATTGTTCGGCTGCGTCTTTAAGTGCCTGTGTTCTTTCTCCAGTCAATTCTCTAGTAGCCGTTTCAAACAATTCAGTATTAATATCAGCTTTTTGTTCAAACTTGCCAGGTATTACATTACCACGAGCATCTTTAACTGGAACTCTTTTAAATCCTGTAGTAATCCCACCCTGACCAAGATTAGTAAAAATTTGATCAACACTATCAAGCAATCCGTCTCCAACAACATTAGTTAATTCGTTACGAATTGTACCTGATGTTCTGCCATCCATTCGGATATTACTTAAAGCTTGTCGTATGTCATACAATTGTTCGAAACTAAGGCTACCTCTTAAATCCTCTATTTGATTAGGAACATTTGGTTTTCTGGTAATAGCTCTAACCATTTTTGCAATAGCATCACCATCTGGATCTCCTCCAGCTTTTATTCTACTGCCATATTTTCTTAACAACCTGTTAAGTTTATCTTTTAAAACACCAACAGGCACAACTGCCTTTGATCCTATTCCTTCATCCATAAGTATTTTGTCCACAGCTTTAAATTGTGACCTTATAAAATCTTCTGTGTCTTTTGATGTGGCAGTTAATATTCCAAATAAATCATCTTCTACATTTGATCTGTTAAGAGTAGCATTTGTAAACTGATCAACAGTTTCATTTAAATGATTAACTACATCATCCATGACTTTGTTGTGATCGTTAAGGAGTTTCTTATTGCCTTGTTTAATACCATCTACAAGTAAATCTCCTATTTCTCCAACAGTTACGTCTTCCCCAACACCTATTTGTTTTTTATAAGCATCTACAACTTGTCTTATTCTGTCGTTATTATTTTTTAAACGATCAGATGTTTTAAATATTTTTTCACCAATTGCTTGGATTCTAGCAACAAGAGATGGTGCGCGTATGCCTGTTAATGTTGGAAGCAATCCAAATCCACCTCTCTTGATGGACTCTAATTGTTCGCTTTCAGATAGTTCAGAAAACTTTTTAGGATTAATTTTACCTCTAAGACCACCTAATGTTACATCCCCTTCTTGTGCTAACACACCTATTCTCGGATCATCGGCATATATTCTGCCTTGATCATCAAGAGGTGATTGTATGGATTTACCAGCAGTTTGTAATTCTTGTTGAGTAAAGTCCTTGCCTGGCTTCATGGCTGCTCTTCCACCTCTAAAGGCTTTACCAAGTAATCCAAACACTCCATCACCAATAAAACCTATGGCAACCTCTTTACCAACGTCTTCAGTAACCTCTCCTAAAGTTTGTTTTTGCACACCAGCGAGTGTTTCTCCTAATTCTTCAATAGCTTGACCAGTTCCTGCTCCTGCACCAGCTCCAACTGCTGATCCAAGCACTGTTCCTAAACCAGGCAGTAAAACAGATCCTAATATAGCTCCACCTACTCCACCTATAAGTTCTGGTGCTACACCAGACAAATCAGAAAAATCATAACGACTAAATCCTTCTTCATCTATAAGCACATTTTTGTCAGTTTGTTGTCCAAATTTGGCTGCGCCTGTTGGGGTTAGTGCTAATCTACCTCTTTTATCTCTAAGAAAATCACTGTCCTCAAGATCAAACTTTCTTAATATCGCATCTTCTTCTTCTTTTGTTTCAGCAACACCTAATGCAGAACGTAGTGCATTACTTTTAATACCAGTTTCTACATCAAATTGTAGCTTTGGATCAACGGGTTCTTTGCCTACTGTTTCAGGCTTCTCACCACTTTCAATAGATTTTAAATATCTGCCAATTTTAAGTTGTTCACTAAATGTTGGTTTATCTCCTTTAACTTGAAAAGAAAGTTCTTCATCTCCAACTTTAAATTTAACGACACCCATTATTGTAACTCCGATACATTAATTATTCCACTATCAGTAAGTTGAAAGTTTTGACTTACTGATTTAGGAGTAGATGTTTGAAGCACATCAAATAAAACTTGTTGAGTTCTATTGTAATTATCTTGGTTTGTATGAAATCCTCTGTCGTTGAGTTGATCAAACAATGATTCAATTCTTCTTTTTGGAACAGAAAATATTTTTCTAAGTTCTTGTAATCTTAAAAGTCTTTCTTGTGGGTTTGTTAACAATGTGATTTCACCAATCTGTCTCTGTAGATTTTGATAATCAACATTTGAAATGCCGTTGCCTGTTTCTTGACTTAAAAATCTTTTGTATTGTGCAAGAAGTCTATCTTGTATAGCTCTTGCTGTAGCTTCTTTTGAAAGACCTTTTATAGTGACTTTTTTACCAGTAGCATCTTCATAAGTTTGATCTTCAAACATACTTTTTGAATCAACTCCTAAAGCGGCTAACACAGATTGAACTCTCTCAGATCCAATTGCTAAAACAGGTGATGGTGACGCAGCTATTTCTTTTGATATTTCTTCTAGTTGAGTAATCGCTGCTTCAGCTTGCAATATGTTACCATATCCATCTGCTAAACCTTTTGCAGCAGATACTGGATTAAGTATTTTTTCACTTCCAGTTTGATCAAATCCAAACTGTATTTTAATACCTTTTACGCCCTGCACCTCTTGATCTAAAGATTTTTTTAAGTCTAGTTTATTGTTTTTAATTGCATCAGCTCTTGCCTTCAACAATGCTTCGTCAAGACTAGCTTTGTTTTTAAGCTCTTGTAAAAGATATTGCTGTTTGTAACCTCTTGCTTCAGTTCCTAATTTCATTAGTGCTAATCGTCTTTCTTTGGCAAATGCTAACTCTTTAGCTGTATCAGCTTTACGTTCTTGCAGGGCAAACTTACCAGCAGCTATTTGACCTGCTCTAGCTTCTTTCTTAGCAGCCTCAAATTTAGGTAGAGCTTCTTGACCAGCACGACCAACTTCACCAAGTATATTAGATAAGTTAAAACCTTTACCTGCTCTATTTTGCATAAGAGACAAGCCTAGAGCCATTAAAGCAGATCTGTTATCTGGTTCTCCAGAAATATCTATACCAGTGGCTTTTGCAAAATCTGCTTTGTAGTCATCAATGGATTTAGGACCTTCAGGACCTGTGCCTTCACCATACATTTTATTGTAATCATCCATAATATTAGCGAACAATTGTTCTTGTTCAGTTGGTTGTTTTGCTTTTTGTGCAGCCTCCTCCTCCAACACATCAGCATACATATCTTCATCTGGTGCTGAAGCTATATCAAATTCTTTATCTGCTGCAACTGCTGCCGCGTCTGCTACAGGATCTGTAAATTTTGGTGATGATGTTTCGTCTATTACGTTTCCTTCATCAGGAATTGTGCCTTTTCCTATGTCAAATTCATTAGGTGGAGCATCTTTAACAAAAGATGGTATATTTTCTTCACTTGGATTAATTACATTTGGATCACCAACTATTTTTTGTTTTTTAATTACATCGTCTAAATTTAATGGTTTTGTTAAAATGGGTTCTTCGAAAACTACATTTGGAGTGACTACTGGTAGCTTACCAGTTTGACTTAAACTTTTTTGTTCTTGTATTTTTTTCTGTAGATTTTGATCAAAAACACTGCCTTGATTTGCTAATCCTGAACTTAAAGTTTGTTTTTGTGAACCAGATCCACCAACACCTAAAGCACTTTTTAAGTTAAAATTTAAGATTGACGATAAAATATTATCAAGTTGTTTGTTACCAGTGTCTGTGGTTATTTTATCAGGAACTTGTACCATATTTCTACCCTATGGAGATTTCGCACCACCAAAAGGTGCTATTTGTGACAATGTAGTATAAGCACCAATACCCTGCAAGAATGGATTTGCACTAGGTGTTGTTGCTTGTTGGAACGTAGAAGGTATTGAAGCACTTGGCATACCTTGCAGTAAGTTTTGTCCTAATTGTAACCTTGTGAATGGTTCTTGAGCTGTTTGTAATAAGTTTTGACGTTGTGCATCTAGTTCTGCCTGTGACTGTCCCTGTCTCAATGCACCTAACTGTGATAGCTGTGATATATCTGCTTGACCTAATGCCTGCTGTAATCGCCCTATATCACCCGTAGTGCCTGCTAAAGTGCCAAATGCTTGTCCAAGACCACCAGATAGTCTTCCTGCATTCTGTGCCGCTTGCAGAGCTGTTCCAAAGCCACTTGCTAACAACTTAGACAATGTATCTGCTTTAACTTGTTGCAGACCTCTATCTGCTTCAGCTTGTCTTACACCTTCTCTTGATCCACCAAAAGCTCCAGCTTGTATTGCTTGCGCTCTAGCTCCTGCTCTTTGCAGATCTGCTTGACGATCAAGTTCTCTCATAGAAGCATCTATAACTTGTTGTTGAAAAGGATTTTGAAATTGTTGAATAGCTTCAGGTTGTAAAAACTGTAATCCACTTGTAAGAGCTTGTTGACCAGCTAATGATTGATCCCTTGCTCCTTCAACAAATGGTTTAAAAGATCCTACTAAATTTTCTCCAAGAGTGATTGCACGTTGTCTTAAAGGGTCTATACCTGCAATTTGAAATTGAGGCAGATTAAGGGGAGAATCTAGTAGACCTGACGTAGTTTGTTCATCACCATCAAATTCACCAAATCCAGTTTGCAATAGTCTTTTTTGCAGACCCTCTAAGAATGGGGGTAATCTTTGTATATTTTCTACAGTTTGAACAGCCATTATGCCCTCGCTTCCAATTGATCCATCATGTTGTAGGCTCTTTGTATTCCCTTTCGTGAATTGCCATCACCTAATCCTTTTACAGCATCTTTTGTTAAAACAAACTCTCCAGCCATAAGCATTGCAGGGACATCATCTTTTGTGCCTGAACCCTCTGATGGATCTATGCCACCTGTTCGTCTTGGGAATCCCATCTCTCCACCTTCTTTTGCAAAGGTTATTCCTCCTAGTTTACCACCAGGTCCACCTGTTCCAAAAGGTCTTCTTTCAAAAGATGTTCTTGTATCTTCATCTTCATCACCACCAGATAGCAGTTGTGCTATTAAACCTGCTGTCAAACCCTCTCCTAATGGTGTATTAAGCAAACGAGAAAATAAATTATCACCACCTACACCAGCAGATTTAAGTAACTCTGCACTAAATGTTCTTGGTTTAAATGCTTCTGCTACTTTTTGTGTTGTTTGTTCTGTAGGCACAGAACTTAAACCCATTTTTTTTGCAATTTCAGGATTACCAGCAGGAGGTTGTGTTGATCCACTACGAACAATTGTTCCCTCTCCACCAGTGGGAACAGCCTGTTCGCCACCACCAAACTGATCAAAGGCAGCTCCACCAACTCCTGCAATTAAAGCATTTCTGAGCGCATCCTTGGTTTTTCCACCCATAAGTTTAGATGTTAAAGCTCCTGTAACAGCTCTGCTAATAAAAGGACTTGCACCAGTTCCAGCTATAGCAGTGCCTATGCCTGGTCCTAAAAATGCTCCAAGTGCTACAGGTGCTAAATTTTTTAATAATTTACCTAAACTCATGGCTTAATCCTACCTTATTTCTGTTTTTCTGTCTACAGACCACTTGTTGTATTTCTATTCTGTGCAAATTCTTGTATGCTTGCAACAACATGAAGCCTATTTGCAGTTGCAGCTTGGACTTTTAATATCTCTCCACCTTGTAAAGTTAAATCTTTTGTTAGTAATTCAATCGTTGTGTTTGCTGCTACTGCCTTTACTTTAAACAAACTAAAGACATCTGAACCAGAGGTAAGTGTAACAGTTATTGTATCAGCATTTCCAGAGTCTTCTGATACTAAAATTGATGAAATCACAGAGGCATTAAAATCTGCTCCACTAGGTGCTGTGTATAATGTTGTATTGTTAGTTGATGTTAAATCAAGTTTAGCATTTGTAATATTTTGTATATATTGAGGTATGGTAGTTACTAACATTATTGTCTTCCATCTGGTCTAACATCAACTCTTGGTGTGCCTAATCTCCATGATACACCTTGATCCGTTGACTCAAGTTTTATGTTAAAGGATCTGCCTCGTAACCTTACATCAACACGATCTGTAAATTGTTCAACTGGAGTTGTTGCAGTTCGTGTTGCAGTTCCACCAGAATTTGTATCATATGTACTGCCAGGTCCGTTTCTTGCTTGCAATGTAAAAGTAACATTGGGATTACCTGTGTTACTTGTTGAGCCATTAAAACTAATATCTGGAATTAGTTGCCTTATGAAACTAAATTGATAGCCATCTCCAATATCTAGTTGACTAGATTCAACAGATGCTGTCATTGCAGATCCGTCATCGTCATTACCATTCTCATGCTCAAAAAGGTATGATGATCCTGCGGCTATTGGAAATCTTCTTATACCTCTATCATGCCATGCAGTTCTAGTTAAAGTTCCGTAGTACCAAGTTTTATTAGCATAATTATAAATAACATATTTATCATTTTCATCTGAACTTGCAGATGGATAAAACCACCAAACCTCTGTCCATTGCGTATTTACTGCTCCAAAAACTTTGTCTGATTGTGATGTATTGAAATCAAGAAAAATTTTATCTCTTACTGTGCATGGTAACTGTGTGGTTTGACCTCCAGTATAAATGTAAAAGGTATCAATACCCATCCAAAACACAGAGTCTTCAACTGCCACAGCCGATTTTGAACTAATGATAGTTATACTTTTTGATAACTCTTGCAAACCAAAGGTAAACGGAGGTCCAATAAATCTCATACTAAAAAGACTTCTATCAGTAAAAACAAGAATTTGTTGTCTTGTTTCAACAGCTTGCACAAAAGTAGAACCACTACTTAACCTTAAATCACCAGCAGTATTTGTAGCTGTTGGTGTAAAATCAACTAATGACTCTTGTGATCCAAATCTTATTAACAACGGATCTTGTGTTGTTGTTCCTATTGTATTAGCTCCAAAAGCTATAATATGCCTGTCTATATCAGATACCATTATTTGTTTTGCAATAGTCGGAACGTCTGATGCTCCACTTTCACTTGATAGCAATACTGCTCTATTGCCTAAACCATCGGATTTATCCCAATAAAAAATAGCTCCATCTCTTGGATTAATTAACAAATCTTCACCAAAATTATCATGTGACCACAAACGAATTTGTGCAGTTGTGCCTGTTGCTGCTGCTTGACCCCAACCAAATGTTGAAAGATCTGCATTAACACCACCATATCCACCAGCACCCCATCCGTTACCACCAACACCAGTATCTAGCCCTACATTAA